ACTTATGGCGAACATGGCAAAGATTAATATACTTGGAACTATTGCTATGGAAGATGCAGTGTTTACAGAAACAAACATTGTTGGAGAAATAGAATCAGGTAAGTATAGAAAAGGTAGAGGAGCTGTAAACTATTTTGCTCCAGGTTCTTCTGTATCAAAACCTGTTAACAATTTACCATACCAATTATTTCAACAAGTAGATAGATTAGAAAGACACCTTAGACTTGGTGCAGCTTATCCAGTATCTGATGATGGACAATCACCTAACTCATTCGTTACAGGTAGAGGATTAGAAGAACTAGGTCAATCAGCTTCTTTACACGTTAGAGAATATCAAGGAATTTTAAAAGAAGCTATGGAACAGTTAGATGCAAAACGTCTTGAATATGATGAAATTATGTTTCCTGATAAACGTAAACCTATTGCAGGTATGCATAATGGAACAGCGTTTAAAGAAATGTATACACCAACATCTGACATAGCTGAAATGTACGATACACGAAGAGTGTATGGGGTAATGGCAGGATTTGATGAGCCACAAAAAATAATTACAGGGTTGCAATTAAAACAACAAGGCATCATTGATACACAGACATTACAAGAAAACATGGATGGATTAGATAACATTACAAAGATAAAAGACAGAATTAATGCAGAAAAAGCAGAAACAGTTTTGTTTGAATCTTTAATGTCACAAGCAGCACAAGGTAACCCACAAGCTACTCTTGCTGCAATAGAGATTAGAAAAAATCCACAAAATATGACTGACATACTTGATAAGTTTTATACAGCAGAAGGTGAACAACCTAGTGAAGAAGAATTAGCATTACTAGGACAACAAGGTGGACCACAAATTCCTACAGGTCCAGGTGGTGGATTACCAGGATTAGAACAAGTATTAGGAGCAATAGGTCAAGGACCACCTCCACAAGGAGTTCCTAGTGGGTAACGAAGAAATATTAAATAAATTTTTTGACATGATTAATAATGAAGATTGGTCAGAAGATGTTTTTGTAGGTATAAAAAATAGTATACCAACTGCACCTACTACTCAGTACATTACAATACCAACACCACATCCACATTTTTTTATTAATTTAACATTTGAATACGAATACAATCCAACATTAGGAGATGATTTATATGGCGAAATATAATCGTGGTAGAAAAAGTAAAGCATTACAAGAAGCTACTGACTTAACACAAGGAGGTGCATTTGCAGATATTGTTGCACCACCAAGAATGGAAGGCGACCCAACAGGACAAACGACAGCATTAGAACAACAAGCAGATGCTATAAGCCCAATACAAGAACAATCTCCATCAACAGGTGGTATGCCTAGTATTCCTAACTTACCTCCAATTAATGTTGCAGCACCAACTAATAAAATGTCAGAACCTGTAACTGCAGGAATACCTATTGGACCTGGAGATAATGGTGGTATGCCTATAGCTACAGATACAGTAGCAAATATTTTTAAAGCAGCGAAAAGAGTTATGCCTGACCCAATATGGGATGAGCTATTAGAAGCCGACTTCGACATAGGTTAATATGGGAGTATCAGGTAATTTCTTCTTACCTTCTCAGGTAAAACAAAACATTGCAAATAAAACTAATAAGAACGTTAGTGAAATTTCGCAGTTTGAAAGAGCAATTACACCTGACTTAGCAGAAGCTATGCGTGATATGGCATATGCATATCCTTCAATGGATAAACGTCTTATTGCTTACTTACCGTTAATGGGTTTAAAAGCAGATGACGAAGATACTTTAAAAATTGCACAAACACAACAACGTGCAATGGAAAAGAAACAACGTGTAAAAGTTAAAACACAAGTTAATCCATTTAGAAGAGGTGCGCAATTATCTTTCTTAGCAATGGATTCTGCTTTTCAAAATATATCAAGAAACTTTAAATCATCTGTTGTTGCTGCACAAGCTAGTGATACATCAGTGTCTAAAGCAGTATTAGGAAATACATTAGCAGGTATAGTACCTGGAGATAATTTAACAGAAACAATTAGAAAAACTACATTAGGTAAAGATTTTAATGAGAAATATAATTCTACAAAAGAAGCATATGGAGAAAATGAATTTCAACGTGTGCTTAAAGAAAGAGCAGAAGGCAGACCTTTAAACTTAGGTACTGGTATTTTGCCTAATTCAATAGCGTTAGAAGATACAGACGTATACAGTAAACAGATTAAATTAGGTAAGACACCAACAGAAGCATTTGAAGCTGCAGCAAAAGTTTATGGTAGACCAATTACAGAAGATTTTAGAAGAGATGAATACCAGTTTAAATACACAACAAAAACAGGTGAACGTATACCTATATCACCTGGTCGTGTAGTAGCAGCACAATTTTCACAAGAGGGTGATTTAAGATATGCTTTAGCTTCTACCATTATTGATGGTGCATTTAGATTAGGTGCAGACCCAATTAACTTATTATTAGGTTATGGTGGTGCAGCTAAGACAGCAGGTAGAAAAATTGTTTCAAAAGCTGAAGTTGCACAATATGTAGATGATGCAGCGTTTATGACTAGAGCATTACAAACATTTAAACCTACTAAAAAAGGTGCAGAAGCTAGACGTTTAACATTTGGTAAAACAGCAGAACAAGTTATGGATTCTAAATGGGGAGATAAATTTGTTGAGGCACTAGCACAAAATGATTCTGTTGCAAGATTAAAAGATATACCTGCATTAGGTAAGGTAGATGTAAAAGTACTTAACTTACTTACAAAAGTAAAAGATAAAAGTTCTATGAAAGAAATAGTAATGACACTGTTAAAAAACGGTGATTTATCTGACTTGATGGTTGCTCCATATTCAGGAACGTTTATAGGTAAAGAAATAGCTGAGGCATCATTTGGAACACCATTAACTAAATTACCTATGCGTCAATCTGTTGTTGCAGATATGGCTAATGAACTAGCAAAGAAATATGCAGGACAATCTGTAGACATTGCTCCACTTAGAAATACTATTGGTGCGTTATTAGGTAAAGTAAAAGACGACCCATTCAAAGGTGTTGTCGGTATAGGTGGTGCTTTAAAATATGCATTGCCACAAAAGGTAAAAAGGTTATTTGACTTAGCACCTAGCAGAATGGCATCAGTAAACCATATAGCTGAAACTATAGAAAACATTGATGCAATAATGATTACTCTAGGTGAAGATATAACTACAAGAGATTATTACATTCGTGAATTGTTAGAAGCAAGAAATCAAGATGATATAACACGTATTGTTAGAACCATGAATAAGCGTATAGAAATTAAAGTCAAACAAGATAATCCTGATTTAGCTGATGAAGATGAGTTAGTTAAAGGCGTAATGGACTTTATTAATAATGAAATAGTAGAAAAAAGAAAATACTTTTATGATGAGAAAGGACAACCTCTATCTTTTCCTGGTACTAAATTTAAGTATCGACCTGACAGAGTAGATGAACAAGGAAACATACTAGAAGCTACAGAGATAGCTGTACCTACAGCATTTTCTATTGGACAGTTTGCAGATAACTTTACACCACTAATTGACTACAAAGAACTTGGTAGGTCATTAGCTTCTTTTAGAAGAATCGTTGGTCCAAAAAGAAGTGGTTTAAGAAGTTTAGTATCTACAACATGGGGTAAATCAAATTACAAATTAACTGAAAAAATATTACAAAATGCAAAAATACCCACTAAAGGATTAAAGAAAAACTTACGTACAGGACAAACATCACTAGCACCTACAGGTTGGATAGATTATTTATATTCAGATTACATAATGCAACGTGCATTAAAACCATCATGGATGTTGAGGTTTGCATTGACATTACGTGTACCACCTGAAGAAGCTGTACGTATTGCTATGTATGGTGGACCAAATGTATTTACACATCCATTGTTATTAGCTTCTATGAAAACAAATGGTTTATTTAAAAACAGTCCATTAAACGTACAGTTAGTAGATAGCGTAGGAGAACAACTATGGTCTACGTCTATAGCTGCAGACCAAATAGATTCAGTAGCAGAAACATTAGGTAACGTAGATTTACAAAAATCATTACAAACAATTAAATATGATGACATACAGCAGATAATGAAAGTTACAAGATTAAATACAAATGCATCAGGACAAGTAGGCGATTCGTTTATACAAAATGCTATTGATGGTGGTAATGCTACAGATTTTGCATTTGATGAAATTAAAGGACAACTAAAACAACTTAAAACACAAAAAGTAGAGAGTGCAGAACTTTTGGGTAGGACAATAGAACTGCGTGACAATATTTTTCCTTTTGCTAATTTAAGTAAATTAACAAAACCCATATCAGTAGTGCCTAATAAAAAATATAAACAAATAATAGAAGTAGAATCTCGTGAAGAAATAACACAAGCAGTACAAAATTATGTAAAAAATCCATCTATAGAAATGCAACTAAAAAAATTAAACCATGGTGTATCTATACAAATAAAAAATAATACTGTAATACTTGATGTAGCATTGCAACTTGATAGTGGTAGCACAGCAGCAGAAGCAGAAGTAGCATTAAAAAATGCATTAAGTATTGCAATTAAAGCACATCAACCAAAAATATATATACGAGAAAAAGCGTTTGATTTACTACCTGACACTAATCCTATAAAAAACTCAGCTAAATATATGGAGAGTGCAGGTGTATTTAGAATTGATGTATATGCACAACCTGACCCACGTATAGATAATGTAGACATTAATTCACCTGTAATACAAGAAGTTATGGAATACTTGTTTGATAGTAACTTTCAAACAGCTAAAAAAATAATAAACAAGAAAGGTGGATATGCACAAGCTGCACCTTCAGGTACTTTCTTTAATACAACATCTGAGTATGTCAGTACTATGTCAGAACAATCTCTGTTAAAAAGATTAAGTCCACAAGGTAGAGCATTAAATGCTGCTGAAGATTTTTACATTAATGTAGATAAATATATTGTCGAAGATGGTGGAGCAAAAATAAATCCACAATGGTGGCGTGGTTGGATTCACGACATTATGCAAAAAGCTAATGACCCATTGTATGTTGTAGTAGCTAGAGATGGTGCTAATAAAGCTATGGATTATTTTACTAATACTACACAAGGTAAAAAATATATTAAAGAATTAATACGTAGAAGTGATGACCCTGATGTAAGAGCTGTTTTAAATAACGAAGAAGATTTATTAAAGTATTTAAAATCTGCTGAATATGAAGTAGGCAGATTGCAAGGTAATCAAACAAGAAAGATATTACGTGGTGGACAAGAGATAACAGAAGAACAAGCAGGACAAATGATACGTAATGCTGATGGTAGTTTTAACTTTCCTGATTACGAAGTAGATTTAAACATGGGTGCAAAAGATGTACGTGAATTTATAGCTAATGGTGGTTTTCTTAAAGGAGAAGATTATTTAGAATTATCACAAAAGTATGCTGTATTAAGTAGTAAGTCAGAAAAATACTTTGGAGATTTCTATAATAAAATAAAAAATGTGTTTGATGAGGATATAGTAAAAAATGACTTAGGTCCAAGAACACAAGCATTTAATAACAATCCTAATTTAACAGTCACAGGACAGATGGCTACAAGTGCTTTAAACAGATTTGACCAATTTTTAGGCACTGCTTATAGCAACTTATTAGCTAAACCTTCTGACTGGTTAAACCGTGACCCTATGTTTAGATGGTCTTTTTATACATTAGCTGAAGATTTAATGCCGTTTATGACAGAAGATGTTAAGAAAGAATTTATTGTGGGTGC